CATAGGCATACGGTTTACGAGGTTGGCAAGTACGAGAGACTTCTCATATGCCGCTACGATTTCATCACTCCAAATCTCTGGAATGAAAGTTGCACCAGTGGTGTTGGTGACGTGGTTAGTACCAAGTGCCATTTTTTAGCTCCTTAACGCTATCTGACACGACCTTCAGCGTATGCCTGCATAATCTCATCTGAGAGTAGTTGGTATCGCTTAGGATCGGTTTGCATGAGTTTAATAATATCAGCACGGCGGTATATCTTCCGAGCGGGTGCTTCCCCTGAGCCTGATGACTTACCTGTCGATGCCGCTTTCGCTTGGTTCTTTCGATCCTGCTTCTGCACCTCTTCAGTCTGCTTCACGATGTTTTGACGCTCTTTCCAAAGGCTTAAGAGTTCGTTTGCCGCATCATAGTCAAACTGTTGATCCGCACGAGAGTACAAATCTTTACGAACATTCGAGGCCATGATCCATTCTGCAAACTTCTCATCCTGAAGAATCGTCTGATAATCAGGGTGGTCTTGTTGCAGTTTAGACAGGATCGCCGCCTGCTTCGCTTGTTGATTGTACTGCTCCGCTTCTTTCATCTTAGGATGCGAAGCTAGCTTGCGTTCGATGTAAGCATCCGGGTCATCAAAGAAATCAATCTCTTCGGTTTCCGTCTGTGCTTGTGGGCTTTGTTTTTGTGTTTCGAGTTGTGTTTTAACAAAGTCGTCAACGATTTTGCGTAACTCACCGACTTCGGAGCTTTGACGACCTAAGAGCTTCTCAGCTTCTTGGTGCATCTTTGCAATCTCTGATGCAGACTTACCTGCATACTTGTCGGGTAGTTCTTCAGACTCAACAGTTTCCTCTACAGGCTGTTCAGTCTCTACAGGCTCTGCAGGTTCTTCAGCTTGAATCGTTTCCGGTTCAGTAGGAAGCTCTGCAAAGTCTTCTTCGTTGGCGTCTTCAGAACGCTCGATAAATGTTGCCATATTGTAAACTCCGTGCTAAATTAGCATTATGGATATGTTATTTCTGGGCGGCTCTTTCGTGATCCTTAGCCCACTTCTCATCAGCATCTGGCCAACCAGTGCCTTTGTAATGTGTTCGGATCGGAGAGATTATCCGCCGTGCGGTTTCGCCACAAGAGTGGCAGGTAGTAAACTGATCCAAGGAATCAACCCAATGTTCCTCAATCAAGTTACATTCTGTGCACTTAAAATCATACCGTCTGATCATTAGGATTTCTCCAAGATCAAATCGTAGTGATTCTTAATGCCTCCGGCAAATCGTGTTACTTTATGTAAAGCCGCACGTTCGCCTTTGATGTACGCTAATTGTGTCTCATCCCGTATATCTTCAATACGATGAGAATCAAGAATTGCGGTTATCTCTTCAATAAATTGTTTCCAACCATCATGAAGAAATAAATCGAAGTACGTTTCGTAGTATTTCTCTTCTTCTGGAGTCAACACATTCTCCTTGTTTGGTGCGTTGTATCTATACAGAATATTCTAGCATAAACCGTGCCAAAAGTCAAGCCTTTGGCGTAGTTTTTCTTGTAGTGGTCTTAGGAGTCTCTAGAGCCTTCTGTTTTTCTTCTAATGCTGTCAAGCGTTTATCGATGTTTTTTAACACCGCATTCACTTGTTCGGTGAGATCACTCAGTTCCTTGCGGCTGACCATCTGTATTCTCCTTCATTTGTTTATCTACGATTGCTTCATCGGATGCGATTGAACGCTCCTTCAGCAACAACTCAGCAATCTTAGCCCGCCGTTGGAAGTCTTTCTCGTCGGCGTCACCAGACTGTAGGTTGGTGGACAAGACCTTTAAGCGATCTGTTTCAGCTTCATATGGAAGCAACTGAGTCTCAACATTGTTCTGTTGGATACGAGACTGTGCTTCAGCGGCTTGTGACTGCAGAGTCGCCAGAGTCGCTTGAGCCTGCTCCAACTGTAGTTGCATCTGAGCCTGTTGCATCTGCTGTTGCTCTGGATCAGGTTGCATAGCCTGTGCAAGACCTTGGATGATCTCTTCACGGTTGCTTAGATTCATGTTGTCTACGATAGACTGTACCAACATTGGATACATTGGTGAGTCTTGACCCATGGTCTGCAAAAGCTGTACAAGCTGTGTGACTTCATACTCACGGGCAATAATACCCAAAGAGGATGATGCGGTGAACTTGTAGTCTTGGACGGGGTACAGTTCTGGATCAAACTGCATATAACGCCATGCAGACTTCTGTACCAACGGAATCAGGAATGAGTCTTGGAAGTTAATCAAGGTCCGCTTGTGACGCTTGATAATCGCTCCAAGTGACATTGAGATCCCTGCCGCTGTCGCATCACCATTGATAGATCCTGGGATGCCTGCCGCATCAATTGCACCTGTGGCCATCTGGACCATAGTCTGTAAAGACTGTGCTTGACTAAAGGTGTTCTGGTCTAGGTTACCAAACTTGAACGGCTGTAGGATCTCTGAAGGGTTACCGTTGGTAAGTAGTGTTTTACCCGGACGTACTTCCATCTTAGCACCACGAGGAAGCCGTGAAGCGTCCACAGCAAGCATTGGATGCACTGTGAGTGCCAAGGCATCAATACGAGCACGAAGTTCGGTGTCAAGGGCTTTCTGTGCGTTGTAGCCTTTCTCGCATACACCACGGCCCCAGAAGCGACCCGGTACAACATCCCAAGGGAATGCGATCACCGGGCGGTCTTTCATCATGTATGGATTCTCTTCAACCTTCAACAGATGTGCACCGTTGGCAATCACAACAATCGCTTCGACATACTGTGAGTCTACCTTCTCTCCGGTGTATTCTTCTTCATCTTCTTCTTTGAGAGCTTCGTAGAACAAGTCAGCCGGTACCAGTCCGTAGTACTTTGTCAGACGCACTTTGTCGTCTGTGTACATGGTCAAGTTCTTGTCAGCTTCGAGGTCTGTGTCTGTGTAGTACTCAGTGATCTCGACATCACGGTAGATACCACTCTCGATACCTTTCTCAACCTGATGCTTTGGTACGAATTCATCGATGGCTACACCGAGTGCTTCATCAATGTTTGTAGCCACAGGGTCAATCAAGAAGTTCTGTGGTAACACAGGCTTCAGACGTACCTTAAATCGCTCAGACTCTGTCACGCCATAGGCCTGCATCGCCCCATCCATGATAGGTTGTGTAGCGGGGCGCATCTCTAGCTCTTCATCCAAGACCAACTCAGCCATCCCAGTACCAAAGACTGCGGAGTTAATCAGACACTCAGCGACCTGACGACGAATACCGGAGGTTTTGAAGTCTTCGTCAAGCTGTTTACGGATCTGTTGGATGTCAATTGGGTTCTGGTCACCTAAGTCGTCTTTGATGTCAAACCAAGTACCACGACCAAACGTAGCTTCCTCAACTTCTGCTACAGAGGACTCTACAGCCTGTTGGAGGGCAGGCGAGATAATCCGAGACCGCTCAGACTCTCGCATTTTATCGGAAGGATCCCAAATACCACGCCAAAGCCTGTAGTATTCGTCAAACTTCTGTTCGTAGTTTGCCTCAAAGTGATCACGCCATTGGTCACACTTACCAATCACCCAGTCCTCAAGACCCGAAAGAATCTGTGAGCGATTCTCATAATCCATATTAGTACCCCGATATCTCGTCTAGAATTTCAAAGTCGTCTTCTTCATAATCGTAGTAGTAGCTGACCTTAGCCAACTGATCTACATACGCCAAGGCATCCACTAAGTCATCGTGTACTAGCGGATTGGGAAACTGAAACAACTGGTCACAAAACTCAGTGTTCCAAGTGCCCTCCGATAACCATATTTGTCCGTGTTCAAAGCGACCCTGCAATGCCCACACGATACGGTCCGTTTTCTTTTGATTGCCGTGCGTCAGTTCCTCTACACGAAAGAACCTCTGACGTGATTTCATGATGTCCGTCAAATACGGCAACACCGCATTCTTCAGAGCCCCTTTCTCGATACCGACAGCCACTGGTTTGTATTTATCAACCGCTTCAAAGATCTGGTGAGCGGTCTTCTTAATGTCCCAACGACCATACAAGATATCGGCAACAAACCAACCATTCTCATTGGCCTTGACTACAGCAATAGCAGTAGTATCAAGTCGTTTGCTTTTAGCAGACTTAGCCTTAGCCACATCAGCGAATCCTGCCAAATCGACAGCGATATAATAATCACCGACCTCCGGCTCCTCGTCGGCAAATTGAACCCAATCCTCTTTGAAGATCTCCGAACCCAACGCCTCGAAGCTCGCCATAAACTCCTGACGGAACGCATAGCTAGACATCGACTTCTTTGCTGTATCGATCTCATTAGGATCCAACAAAGGATTGTCATATGATGTAAAGTGCCACGCTCTATAGGTGTCATCTTCGCCAAGCTCTGCATATTTATACAGTTCGTAAAAATGGTTTCGTCCCTTGGGAGTCCCAATGAACAAACACCGACCCTTTTGGTCAGCCAGAGCGGGTCTGAGTACTTCTTCCCAGACTTGTGGCTTCATATCCGCATATTCGTCCATAACAAGGAAATATAAGGAGACTCCTCGCATCGTATCTGGACGGTCTGCTCCTTTGAGCGATATTGTCGCTCCGTTGATGAGTTTAATCTGCAAGTTGTTTACGTGCGCTGACGCAATGATGGGCTGTGCCAAGTCATGTAGCACTCCCCACATAATATCTCGTGCCTGCCCCTGCGTAGGAGCTACATAGAACACGTGACCTCTCTCAGCCTTCAGCGCATTCAGGATCAACATCCATGCGGCGAGCCTTGACTTACCACATCGACGCCCTGCGGCGACTACTCTAAATCTCTCTTCAGCTTCCCAGACCTTTTGTTGCCAAGGAAGTAACTCTACCTGTAATTCTGACATCAACTAACCAACGGTTGGGTATTGATCGTACCTTCAAACCGGTCTGGATCGATATACTCTGCAACCAGTGCAGGGTCTTGAAACAGATCTTGGTTGAACTCTAGAGGTACATACTGATCCGCCACTGCCTTTGCTGTTGTTTCAGCAACCTCTTCTTTAGGCAAGGCGGCTACAGGCTTTTTTACTTCTTCGTCGATCTCCGCCATTGTTTCTAATGGAATCACACCACCCTCTGGGTAGTCTCTGACGATATACTTGTTCGCCCTGTTTACCCAACCAAGAAGGTACGGTACTTTTGACGGATCATTCAGCGTCAGATCCAAGTAAAAACGCTTACGCTCCGCAGAGTAGTCATTTGTCCCAACACCAGACTCATTCAAAGCCTGCAGAGTGTTTGGCCCAAGAATGCCATCAGGCTCTGCACCAACAATGCGCTGTAGGAGCTTCGTAGCCTGTGGAGCACCTGCATTGACTGCCATGTCTACGACATTCTCCCGAAGGTAATCACTCTCAATCTGATCGTAACCGGGCTTGTAGTAGTAATCC